TAGATTTTCCAGAACCAACATCCATTTCGATGATTCGCTTTTCTACGTTAGGCGGTATACTTCCTCTTTCTTTAGGGTCTTGAGCAAGTCTCAAGGCGCTTGTGTCTATGTTGCCTTCAGCGTCTCTTTTAATTGTCGTGGGATCGTACTTCCCGCTTTTGAGTAGGTCAGCATACAGCGTGTTTTGTTGTTCTTTAAAAGGAGCTCTTGCTAATATTTCTCCGGTATCTTTATCCGCTAAAACACCTCCAGCAGAAATAACTGTCGTGTCTCTTTCTTTAGGCGTCAAGTACGCCATAAGCTGTTCTGCAGTCATATTTCTGACTCTTGCTGCGTTACCTCCGGGATCGTTGGAGCGAGCGGCCTTTTGTAAAGCTTCTCCCATTAGACGACCTTTTCTTTGCTTTAATCTAGCAGCCTCATCTAAAGCCCTCTGTTGTTCAGTTGCAGCAGCGCCTGTTACAGAAGCGCCAGCCAAGTCTCCACGGGCTAGTTGAATTTCAGCCAACTTTTGGTTGTACTCAACAGACCCCGGCATCAGACCCTTTAACATGCCTTTTTCTTTTTCTTCTTGAGCTTTAGCTTTAGCCTGACCCGGCAAACTACCAATAGCTGTCCCCAAACCAAAGAGGCTTTCTGCCATTTGAGGTTTGCCAAGATTAGCTAAAAACTGTTGTGAAAACTTAGCCATTATGTTTTCTCCTTAACCGAATAGGCTACCAAGGGCTGAGGTTGCCATGCGTCCACCAATGCCGCCTAAAAGATTACCCTGAGCCATTGCTGACTGTAGTAATGCTTCTAAGGCTGCTGCGGACGTTTCGCCGTAAGCCCCTGCTGCTACATTTTGTTGGTCACGGCGTTGCTCTGCCGCTGTAATTCCGGGAGCTATTGCTGCCAAAAGTTGCTGCTGTGGTGTGTAAGCCGCAGAAAGCATACCTGCTCCAAGTTGCGCTTGTCTAGCTTGCTCTGCTCCAGCAAACTCCATAGCACTTAGCATGGCCTGATTACGTGCTTCTTCTTGTGCCTTAGCCAACGCCAGTCCTTCAGGAGTACCTCCAAACATGTTTGTAGTAACACCTAAGCGTCCCTGTGCCGCTAGACGCTGTTCTAACTCAAGTCTCTCACGTTCCTGAGCAGGAGACATAGCAGCCTGCATACGGTCAAACACGGCCTGCTCACGAGCCTCTGGACCTTCCATAGCACGTCCAAACATGCCTGCAGAACCGCCCATTAGAGTGCGATAAAAGCCCATTTCTTCGGGAGACAACTGCGCTCCAAACTGAGCACCCTGAGGAGGCATCATTTCTCTAGAAAGTACCATTGACGATCTAAGTTCGTCTGTGGTAGGCATAGAAGGTCCTCCTAGTGTCTGGAAGATACCGCCTTTGGTGTCTGAACCGGGGAAAGGCTTAATGCCTCCTGTGCCTTCAGGACGTTGTAGACCTATCTGCATTTGTCCTTCTCCGGGAGGGGGTAAAAAACCACCTGAGCCGTACACAGGTCTATAACCGGGCTGAGCAGCAGGTGCCCCACCAGCATAAAACATGCCGCCTGTAGGCGTAAATACGCTATACGGCTGAAACTGGTAGCGACTCTCAAGATCCCGCCCTAGTTGGCCCATTTCTCTGTAGGCCTGTTCTCCAATTTCTCCCAGCCGGTCGTAACCCTCTTTGGCAAGGGCTGCGCCTGCACCTGCACCTAACAGGCCAAAAATATCATCACCCATTTAATTTCTCCGCTTTAAATTGTTTTGCCAAGTAAGGCTAGTATATTAATTTCTTGTAATGAAAGTTCTGATCCATTAATGTCTGACTCAAGGCCAACAACCACGGTTGACCCACTGCCAGACCCATTTAAACCTTTTCTAACAATCTGCTTACTTTCTCCAGAAAACTCTGACAATGGACTAGAGTTAGCACCAAATTCGTTTACATTAAACTCCGCAACTGTTGTTGCTTGAGGAATAGTGAATGTTACGTTCTTATACGTTTCACTAAAGTCATACGCCAGTTTGATAAAGGCCGTTGCATTATCCGACCCTATGATTGTTGGCTTAATCTTTTTAATAAATTTAAGTTTTGAAGGATCACCAAAGGTTAAACTAGGACTGTAGTATTTAAATCTGTACGACTGTCCGTTATCTTGGTAGCCAGAATAAGTACTAATACCTTCCGTACTTCCTATGTATAGTGTACCATCCTCAAGACGCTCGTAAGCAGTAAACACTGATTGAGGCCATCTAGTGACTCTGTAAGACCCGTCTTCTAAAGTACCACGTAAATCAAAACAAAAGGTAGTGCTTCTACCTACAAACGAAAGCAAGTAAAAGTTTTCTTCTGGGCTGTACACACTTCTAAACGAGGTGTTTTCATTTTGTATTTCTTCGATAATGTCTTTGGTAATAGTCTTAGACAGTGTACTAATAGGCATGGACTTTTCTTGTATTGTCCTACCAAAGCTTCGCAAACCAGTGTGTGACAAGAACAACACGTCAGTGCCTGTATGTTGCACAGTGTCTCTATCTACACACCCAACGCCAGCTACAGTATCAGCCAAGGACATTGTTGCAGGGGCTTCAGCGCCTTGGTACACAACAATGCTGTGCTGCCCAAAGATAATAAGGAGTCCGTTGTGTGCGGCTAGAGCAACAATCTCATCGTAGCCGTCAGGCCATACCTTAGAGATATTAATGCTACCACTAGTACCACCAGACCAATCATTGCCAATCAACAGGTCGGACCAGTAAACCGTAGACTTATCGTTAGTTGTGTCCGCAGTCCAAAGACGACCATAAGCAGAAATAACTTCATTGCCATACTGTGCTGAAGTAATCCCCGTTAGCTGAGTAAGGGACGAACCGTCGTACACCAAAGGCTGTGTTCCACGTTGGAAAAAATAAGCTTTGTCGTTAAAGTTTACGATCTTCCAGTTGTTGGCACTAATGCTGATAGAAGACGAAATGTCTGTCAGGGTAGTTGTCCCTGTCATCACCTTGTTGTTGCCTACTGACAAGATAACGCTGGCTCCGGTGCTTCTTCTGTACTCGTGAACGTCCTTAAGAGATTCAGAGCCTAACGCTGTTTTGTCTGTAGTAAGAACATTGTAACCCTTACGTGACGCAATACGCCCACGCTTGTCAATAACAGCGTTGTCTGCTACTTCTGCAAACGATGGATCTTGAGCAATAGGAGAGTCTTCGGTATTAATACCTTTGAAGGCTGGCGCTACAAGATTAATACTGCTTAGTTGTTGTGCCATATTAGATAGTCCTAAATAGCATTTCTTCAGGATGCTTTGCTGCATCAATAGCAATAGCGTCAGATAGGTACTTATCAGCTATTTGGAAGTACTCAGCCGTAGAAGTACCGCCTGTCTCACCACGCTCACGAGAAAGTAGTGCTACAGCAAGGTGAATAACAGGCTGTTCTGGTACAAGCAAGTTGTCGCTGTTTGCACTAAGACCCGCTTGACGCAAAATTACGTCAAAACGTAAATTGTAAACGCCGTTAGGCTCTGGACTAACTAAGACTCTAGTGTCTCCATTAGAGTCCAGTCCGTCGTAAGTAAAGTACTTAGGATTGCCTTGGCCTGCTGTAGAAATATAAAGGTGCTCATTAAACCAGTCTTTTGTTTGATAAGCCATAAAAATGTTGCTAGTGTCGTTAACAACCGACATAACCTTGACATCATCACCGGAACCTGTTAGTGAGTACTGGTTAGTCCCTGCTTCTGTAGGAACAACAATAGTTTCCCGTAGTGAAGACCAATCAGCCGCTTGTTCAACTAATGTCTTAGCGTCGTTAATAAAGTCACCTACCATTTTTGAGTACGTGTTTTCATTAACGGTGGTTACTTCTTCTTCTCGTAACCTACGTAGTACGTTGTTCATTATGTTTAAATATGTCACTAAACACGTCCTCTATTTTTTGCCATACCTAAAAGCATTCCCTCAGACATCTGCATAGCATCAGTAGGCTGATTAGGTACGTAGTTAATCATTCTAGACTCTGGAAGTTCGTAGTTAAAACCGCCCATGTATCCTACATAGTTAGAAAGGCCACCGCCACCGCCGCCACCTAAGTTTATGCCGGGCAGGTCAATATCTGGGCCATCAGGTAAATCTATATCTGGACCTTCGGGTAGATCAATGTCCGGTGTTGTACCGTGCGGTAACTCTTCCCTAATTCGTTGTATTACGTTTTCGTCAATCGCCCTACCACCTGCACGTACTACGTCTTCTGCGGCAGACCCTGCGGCTCTAGCATAGTCTTCAATTGCTTTAATTTCTGAAGGTGTCCGCATGTTTCCAAAGATGTCTAAATCAATATCTGGTAGGTCAAGGCCGGGATCTAAGAAGCCAAGAGTCCCTTCAGCATCCAAAGAGTCTGGGTCTCTGTAGGTAGCAAAGTCTAAGAAATTACGAGCTATGTCTTCTGCGTCTACGTCTTCACCAAAAGCAGCACCGACCGCTGTTTCAATCATTGGGTTAAATGCCGCAATAGGTACGGTTGTCTGTCCTTTGTCAAACAGATTTTCTATCTGAGCGTTGCCCATTGAGTCGGCGTAGTTTGTTCTAACAAAGTCCTGTACTTCACTGGTGGTGTACGTTTGTAAAGCACCTAGTGCAATTTGTTCCAAGTCCTGACCTGTTACTGCGCCTGTAGCGGCACCAGAAACAATGTCGTACACTGTACCAACGTCAGTCCCTAAAGCGTCTGCCATGTCCCACATAGCATTATCAAAAGAAGCGCCAAGGTCTGACCCTGCAGCTAACTGTCCAGACGCTAGAGCGTTTCCTAAATACTCTAAACCACCTGTTAAACCAGCGGTAACTAGAGATCTAGGGTCTACCTCTCCGTTTACAGCGCCTTGGACAATAGCAGAGGCTAACACGTTGCCTGCAGCAGAGCCAACAAAGCCGCCTACAGTAGCTCCTCCTGCTGCTGTGCCTGCTGCTCCTCCAGCGGCTGTCCCTGCACCCAAAGCACCGCCAATGGCACTGCCAAGACCTGCTGTAGCAGCTGCCATAATACCCGCTTGTAGAATATTACGTGCGTCTTGACTAGCAACTTTTTCTGTTTTAACAAAAGAAGAACCGTTGAACCTAAAGGTGTCTCCGTCTTGGTTGTGAAGCTTAGTACCTACTCCGTATTTTTCAAGTAGTGCTTGATTAACAGGAGAAGTAGCCCAGTTGTTGTACGCTCCTTGTCTAGCGGAGTTTAACTGACCCGCAAGATTAGTAGGGTCTTGCATAGAATCACTAGGGTCTACTGTAAGGTCTTCACCTTCAAGCAACATCTCTTGGTCTTGAGTAAAACCAGCGCCTCTGTAGCCTTGGTCCGCCCAGTTACCTACGTCATAATCACCGGATTGAATAAGTTGCTCACGCTCAGTCATGTAAGCTAAGTAGTTGTCAAAGTCACCAAAGGCTTGCCGGAGCATACCAGAGCCTTCAGCATCAAACTGATTACGTAAGTCTTCTTGAGTAATCTGCTGTGATTCACCTTGTTGAGAGTAAAGATACTCTGGAGACGCATCACCAGTTTCCCTACCCTCAAAGAAAGTAAAGGTTTGAGAAGCCTTAACGTCCTCTTTAGTAGTAGGAGCAGGTTTTGTCAACATTCCTTCTTCAGCCATCTTACTTCTTCCAGTTAGCTAGACCACGAAGGCCAAACGATGCCGCTACAGCAGCCCCTAAGAAACCTTTGTACCACTCAGGCATAGCTTCTAAGGCAGCAAACCCATTCATAACAATAGGAACCATACTAGGGAAGAACGCTAGTACACACGGTATTGAAAACAACAGTGTGAACCAT